GTCTGCGTGATGCCATTCATCAGTGTTGCCAGCACCTGCGGATCCTGAATATTCAGCGAGTCACCCCGACCAACGCCGAGCATTTTGCTCAGCTTGTTGATATAGGCCTGGGTGTTGTTCTCGCTGGCCGGCGCAAAGCGGCTGATGATGTCCTCGACAGATTGCAGCTTCTGATAACCTGCGGCCTTTGACGTCCCGTTGTAGTACGCCTTGATCTGCTTACCCAGCGCCGCGAACCCTTCAAAAGCAGAATTGAATCGAGCAAATCGGGGTGTGGCGTGATCTTCCAGCGTCGCGCCGTTCTGGCCGACGTAGTTCAGGTTGCCGGGATTGTTGTTGCGGATGCCGCGCGGCTCGTTAGCGCCTGAGAACTGACCGCGTATCCACTGCCCAACGCTGCGCGGGTCGAAGCCTGTTTTGTCCTTAACCCAATCGGCGGCGCTGTTCGCGCTGTCGGTGACAGCAGGCAACGCGTCAGGATTTCCCTGCCCCTGGCTAAGCAACGCCTTGCCAAGCCTGCCAACCTCGCTCCAGTTTCCGTCCTTCAGCGCGTTGATGAGATCGCCGATCATCGTCATCATCTTGCCGAACTCGCCGAATTGCTTCGTTAAGTCGGCAATGTCACCTTTCAGCGACCAGCTTTTCAGGTCGATGTTCAGCAGCTTGGCGATTTCCTGCCCGACGCTGAATATGGAATCCCGAAGCTCTTTTATCCCCTTCATCGCGGCGTCGATTTCAGGCTTCCATTTCCCCCAGTTGATCAGGCTGTCGCCGCCTTCTTTCCAGACCTGATAATCGTCATAGAGCGCCACCAGCGCAGCAATGAGCGCCGTGACCATGCCGATCGGGGAAGTGAGGAACGCGCTATTCAGCATGCGCCAGGCTAACAGCAGGCCGCCCAGCACCTTAATCAACCCCTTGGTGGTATCATCCAGTCGATCCCACCACCTCATGAGATCGCCGGCGCCCTGCACGCCCCGATAAACCAGCGTCATGATGCTATCGGCCAGTGAAAGCACCTTTTTCAGCACGGCGGTGATCGTCCCCTCTATTTTGGGGAAGTTGAGGAGGATATTTTTGCGGAAGCTTTCGAGATTCCCGGCCAGTCCGCCGGCAAGATTACCGCCGATTTTGTCGCGCATGATGCCGAACAGATTCGCCAGCCCGCGCATTTGGGTCATGAACTTGTTCGACTGCTCGGCCGCTTTCTGGGAATCGAACCCTGTCGCCTGCAGCATGCTTTGATAATCAGAGGTGAATCCCTTCACACCCCGCCGCATTGCCAGCAACGTGCTTTCGTCAATGCCGAGGATCTGCGCGTACTGGTTAGCGCGGTAGTACGGCATTTTCGCCAGCTTGTCGCCGACGAGCGTCACCAACTGGGCAGTGTCACGCAAATTTCCGGCCGCGTCTCGCGTCTGAATACCCAGATTACGCAGAAATCCCTCTGCGCCTGGCGTCGAACGCAGGAAGCGCGCCAGATTGTCCAGCGTGCCGTTGAACCCCTCCACGCTGCCGCCCGCCTGGCTGAAGGCATAGCCGATAGCCCTGATGTTGTTCGCCGTCGCGCCGGTGCGCTGAGACTGCCAATAGAGACGGTCGAGGCTGCTGGCGATCTTGGTCGTGAACCCGACGATGGTCAGCGCGGCCGCTTCGACTGCGGCCCCCATCTTGATCGCATTCATCGTGACGCCGGAAACCACCGATTCGAACTTGCGTCCGCCGGCCTCGTCGATGTCGAACCCCAGCGAGATCAGGAAGTCCTTGATGGTTTCAGCATTCATTTTCTGCCTGCCATTTTTTTATCAGGTAATTATTTTCCGCCTCAACATCAAGCGACTCATTCATCAGCGCAATATCAGCCAGTGACAGCGTGCCGTCTTTAAGCGACTCATAGCTGCACATGCGGGCATGTACCGGGCGCAGCAGATAACTGCGCCCCTTTGCCAGCGATTCAAGCGCTAGGCTGATCCCTGGGCCGCGTTGCTGTCGCTCACGGGGAGTGCGGGAAAAAAATCACCGAGGGAGTCCCGCACCACGTTGCCGACGATTTTCACCAGATCCAGTCCGTTGAGGTCATCGAACATCATCACACGCTGACTTGGCTCATAGATTCTTGTCCAAGCCTTACCCTGTTGGCGCTGTACCACAGACAGGCAAGCATGGTTGATCTCCGCGCGGCCTTCCCGGCTCAGCTGGCCGATGGCCTTCACCACCAGCGGAATGATCTCGTCAAACAGGCGGTTTTTATCCTCCTGCAGCGACTTCCCATTACCGGCCATGATGTCTTTCAGCAACGGGATAAGGCCGGATAAAACCGGCGCCAACGCGATAGCCACATCTTGTTGAGCGAATGCGTCAAGTTTGGCCGCGCGATACTGCACGCCCTTAATTTCAAATTCCATGCATCACTCCTTAGAAGGTGCCGAGCAGTTGATCGACCAGGCCGGCGTCAAATACCCAGGACACAGTGCCGCCGTCTTTGGCGTTCTGCCAGTCGGGGATTTTCTGGAACGCGACCGAGCGCGCGGTGCAAACATCGTTGCTGGCGCTGTTGCGCATCACGATCACGTTATTGCCCCAGGTAGCAGAAGAGAGCGACTGGGCGTTATACATCGCGCTCAGTTTCGCATTGGTCGGCGAGGTTTTGAGCAACGTCACCGTAATCGTGCCACCTTTACCGGCGTGCAGGCTGTGCATCACGGATCCGTCGGCACCGATGGTCATGGTGTTCTTCGCTTCAACCATCGTGACAGTCATGCCTTCCTCGGCGTTGCCCGAGCCATAGCCCAAATCGAATGCACCACCGGGGCCGACGATAGAGGCGGAATAATCCAAGAAGCTGTAAGTAGACATTTTTGCCCCTTATCGATTTACGTTGATGATGACGTCGGCGAAATGTACGGCGCCGGCCAATTTTATAGCGCACTGGATCACCGGTGCCTTACGTGCCTCTCGATCTGCCTGCGCCTGGCTGGCGATAGGCGGCGCGTAGGTGTAATAACCCGTGGTGAGCGTTTCACCGGTAGCCAGGTTGCCGATTGGGTCGCCATTCCACACGCCAGGTGCCATCAGGCCATTAGTGACGCCCTGCTCAAGTGAGCCGTTGACGCTGGTCAGCAAGCGCGTGATGCCAGGATCGGTCTGCGGCACTTTAGTTGTGCTGGTATAAAGCACGTTGTAGAGGTTGTTCTGCACGTAGTTCTGCAGCCAGTCGAGGCCGTGGCGCTCGTCGAAGAAATCGCCGTTGCACATCAGGCCTTCCTGGATGATCGCCGTGTCGTTGTCGTAGTTGACGAACACGTTGCAGTTTTTCGCCGTCAGCGTCTTGGCCTGCGTCTGTGTCAGCGTTTCCGCCGCAATTCCTGGCTGCTGCTTGAATTTCAGCGTGATCGTGGTGTTGTTCCCAAGGAAATTCACGGTAAACGCACGCCCGAAGATGGACGCCGAGGCATACGGGCTCGCGCTGGAATACTGAATGAAGGTGCGACCGTATTTGGCGTTTTTCAGCTTGCTGGCGATGTCGTTCTCGTTATCCAGATCCAGCACGCCGGTGTTTTGCGTGGTGTAACCGAAGATGCGGGAAACGTCATCGGACTGGATAAAGGCCGCCACGCTGATCACCTCGTCATCGCTCAGCGATGTGTCGGCGATCTGCAGGCCATACCAACCGGTAGACATGTCGGCCAGTTTGTAGATGCAGGACTGAATATTTTCAGCAGCGGAACGCGGGATAGCCAGCGCGCCGGCATTCTGCACCGCCCCCATCATTGCCGAGATGTCCGTGCCGGTCGTGTTAGCCGAACCATACCCCACCGCCGACGATGCGCCGGTCGATTTTGAGGTGATGATAAATCGGCTGTTCACTGCGTCCCACGTCACATTAGCTGTGGTCAGCTTCTCCGCTATCCGCGCGGCCACGCCGTTCAGGTTGGTTTCTGCTGAGAAATCCACGGCTGTGATCGTCTTGTTGGTGCCGTCGATGCTGATTTTCATCGCGCCATCGGTCACCGATGCCCAGGTGCTGATCGCCTGCTGCGCCGGCGTCAGAATGGCACAGCGCAACAGCGCCGCCTGGTCTTCTTTAATCCAGCGGCCGATGTACAGCGTGCGCGGCTGCGGCGTCTGCTGGAAATACAGGTTAGCGGCCTTGTACTCCGGCGCCTCCATACCGAAATCCGCGCCGACGTCGGTAATGCCAGAATAGCTGCGCATGCGCTGACTGCCGTCAATGACATCAGAGCCACCGACGATCAGCAGCGCGCCAAAGTTGCGCCCCTGTGCAGCGCGCAGCGCCATATTCACCGTCACATTGACGATGTTCGATACAGGTAAGCCCTGTGACATAGATTATTCTCCGAAGAATTGAACCGGTGCTTCCACCAGCGACTTGATGCCGTACTCGCGGATCACTTTGCGACGCAGGCGCACGGCGATGTCATACCGGCGCACCCACTGGTTGTTGATGAGTTCTGGAAGGTTGAATATCCGCCCACAGTCGAGCAGGGTCAGATCGCTGTTTTTCAGCTCGTCATTGTTCTGCGAGACAAACAGGCCATCACGGAAACGGGTTGCTACCGTCATTCCCTGCGGGCCATAGAAGCACATCAGAATATCGATGGTTTCGTGCGACCATTGTTCGGCGTTTTCAGCGCCCTGGATATACGCGGGGTTGGCATCTTCCTGTACACCGGTAATGCCGAATGCGCACCAGGTGGTGCCGTTTTTCGGTATCTGCGGTTGCGGGTCAGTCCAGCGCGGATAAACTTTGTCTTTATCCATGCCGGTGACACCACGGATCCACCGACTGATCTGGCGCTCCAGCGCTTCGTCGTAGGTTGGCCCATCACTGACCGGCGTCAGGTATCCAGGCGCTGTGCTGTCATTACTCATGGCCTACGCCTCATCAAGCAATTCACAATGAGCCTGCACAAACCCAGCGCCATAGCGCGTATACGGGTCAACCTTCGTTACACGATAGCTATACCCCTCATACGGCACGATATCGGCATCTAATCCATCACGATTACCGCGCGTAAGCCGGAATTGCGTCACGATGAGAATGGCGCCGGCAATGTTTTGCCCGGCAATCATTCGCTGCGCTTCCAGTGAGCGATCTACCGTTACCACGCCAGCAAACGGTATTTCCTGCGTGGCGTTAGTTACAAAGTTATCCTCATCCCTGCTTTGCACCTGACGTTTGCAAACCAGCGTCGCGTCGCAAAAGTCAGGGTCAAGAAGAACCTCGGTCACGTCAAGAAGTGGCATTATTTACTCCTTACCACGTAAGTGATTGAGCGCAGCAGATAGCCGTGAGCATAGAGCGGTTTGTCGCCGGGAATGCCCCTGGCGCGCCGGTTAGCCTTCGTCATCTCAGAGAGAGGGTGAAGCCTGTCACCGGCACCAATGACCGCTTTTGCGCCATCCCGCGCAATTTGGCCAGCACTTTCAAGCTCCCGCTGCGCCGCCTCCGTTTTACCGTTCAACGCAGCCACGGCCGCCGATTTCAGGTGCTCAGTGGTTCGCGGCTTGGTGTCTTCGATCCCCATATCCAGAAACGGGCGCGGTGGCAGCGTGACAGTTTGGCCGCCAAGCTGCACCGTGGCGCCGGTAGATTGCAGATAGCCGATCTCCGCGTTGTTCAGGCTCTCGCCATCTTCCCGCGTTGCGTTAGCCTCTGGGATGCCCACCAGCACATCCATTTTTGAAAGCGAGCGCAAAGACGACAGCACCGTTTCGGCATTGTCCTTCCTGACCTTGAGTCCGCTTTTCATAGCTGCCGGCCGCCTGCCCCGAACATCGTGATCAGTTGCCAGAACTCCGCACCGTAGCGCGTGTTGTTCCAGAATCCAGCATCAGGGTTAAGCGTCGCGCTTGCGTCATAGCTCACGCTGACCTTATCAACCGATTTTGATGTCTGGACACCGCTGGATGCACCGCCCGCGCCGCCGGCCGCTGCAGACCGCTGATCCTGAGCAAAGAGCGCCATGTAATGGGCCACAAATAGCTCCACCAGATAGGGGAATATTTTGGCGCCAGTAACTTTCTCGCTCAGTAGGATGTCAGCCAGGTTAAGGCGAAACTGAATCTGCGCTTCTGGGTAGGTGACGGCATCAGTGAATTGCGGGAAGTCGCGGCGAAAGTCTGCCGACGTTGGCAGTGACTTATTTCTTGGCTGCTCCATTGGATTTCTCCAGTCGTGCGGTCAGATCCGCCACCTGGGCGTTAAGCGCGGTGATTTGTTCGTTGCGCTCAACCAGGCCGGCAGCAGCTGCCTGCAGCTGTTCGGTTTGCTCTACCACCTTGTCCTTTTCAATCTCCAGAAGCCGCTGCAGTTCGGTAACCTTGCCTTCCAGGTCAGCAATGCGCTGCGCGCCGGCTTCGTCGAGATTTGGCGGGGTGAAATCACCCAATGCTTCGGTGTGCGCTTCGACAAACCAGTGAGCGGCCACAGACTCGGGAACGTTGTGGCGCCCCTTGCCGAATTCCTGCACCGAGTTATCCGCGTGAGTGAGTTTGAATGGGGTGTGTACGTGGATCGTAACCAGCTTTTCTTTTGTCATTTCGGTAATCCTTCAGGCCCCTTGCGGGGCCGTTCTGGTGATCAGATGCCGTCCACGTAGGACAGGGTTTCTTTGTACACCGGCTCAACCGCACCCAGCTTGGCGTAGTAAGTGGCGATCTGGTACAGGCCGCGATACTGAATAGGCACGCTCTGCAGAGGAACCAGCGGATAGCGGACGTATTTCTTGTCGTTGGTGTAAGCCACCATGCGATCCTTGCCACCAACACCGCGTTTCTTCAGCCATTTGACGGCCTTGATCTCCAGTGGCACGCCGTTCTGATGATATGCAATGGTGTTAACCGAGAGATAGCTCAGCATTGACATGTTGCCTGCCTCGGAAACCTTGCGGCTCGCCAGCAAAGAATACTGCTCAGGCGGAATACGCAGGTCAGAAGGCACAACGGAATAGCCAGATGCTGCCCAGGCATTCGACAAAATGCTGTTCACGCTATCCAGAATTTCGTCATTGGTGGATGCCGCCCAGGTCTTCGGCGCGTTGTTCAGCGTAACGCCGACCAGGTTGGTCAACCCTTTCAGCCCCAGTGAATCATCGCCGATGTAAACCTGCTCATCGTTGTCCATCTGCCACTTGAGCTGCATACCCTCGTATTTCTGGGTATCGATCGGACGGCCTACCTGCTGTGCTGCTGCCAGTTCAACAACAGTCCAGCCCAATTCCATGCCCCACAAGTTCAGCGGGTTGCCGTCTTTACCGATATCGACGTTCACACCCGCAATGGCGGTAGAGTCTTTACCGATCCAGTTCTTGCCGTTCGGGTTTGCGCCAGTACCGGCTGCGCCGAAACTGGTGTTTGTCCAGCTGGAAATGTCATCAGCAATCGACACGTCTTCACGCAGCTGAATATCACGGCTCCAGGTATAGCCAACCAGCGGCAAGTTCAGCGTTTGGTCGAGGCGCTCCAGCTCGCCGATGAGAAACGCACCGGAGCTATCAACGGTTGCCTGATCAAAAGTAATCATTCGTCTTTTCCTTAAATCTTCCAGGAGATTTCAGCGTTGCCGTCGGCATCGCCGGCGCCAGTGAATTCTGCGTTAGGCAGCAGAACGGTTTTGTCGGCAACCAGCGTCGCCATGAAACCGCCCAGGGGGACATTGATAGATGCATCAGGGGAAACGACGATGTAGACCGGCGCACCCTTTTTGATGGTGCTGGCATCGGAGCCAACGTTAACCGTCATGTAGCCACGCTTCATTGCATCGCCCGGGAAGTTCTTGTCGGTGCCTACCTGGCGAACCATGTCAGGCTGCGACGTGGTTGGGTAAGGACGGACATAGATGCCTTTCACTTTGTCGGCGGTGTCGCCGTCAGCCAGCGGCACAAAGAAGCCGTCTGCGTCGATCTTCCCGGCCAGACCATAAGCAGGGAAGGCATTGGCGGATTTGAGGATTACCGGCTCTACGGTCAAATCCTGCGGGCGAGAGATAGCCCCGGCAATGCCCACAGGCATCCGGTACAGGTATGAAGTCATTGTTTTATCCTTTTCGGTTAGACCAGAATTCGGCGTTCTGCTTGTTCAGGGCGGAGATGTTTTGGGGGCCAAGATTCAGGCGCTGCGCGTCACCTGTGATTTCTCGGGTATTGCGACCTTTCGCAATCTCAGAGATGGCGTTAAACGCCATGTTGACCGACTGTTTCGGCAGCTTGCTGATATCAGCGTCACCCACCACCTGGCGAACCAGCGCTTTATCAGCAGCGGCCAGCACGTCACGTTTAAAGGCGGTTGGCTTCACCTTGCGGCTGAGGTCGATACCAGGAACGATGACTTCCGCACGGTAAGCAGAATCGCCGGTAATCGTGGTTTCTTCTTCGTCTTCCTCACCGTCGCCGGTAGGCTCTTTTTTGTTCTTGTCTTCAAGGTTTTCGCCATTGTCACCAGTTGGCTTCCCTTCGAGTTTTGCCAGCAGCGCTTTCAGCAAGGTTTTGATATCGTCCTCACTGTCGCCGGTAGGCTCGCCGCCCATCTCCGGATCTTTATTCGGGAGCGGCTGCTGAGGTGAAAGATTGATGTTGAGGTTTACGCCGCTTGGCAAATCCCCCTCATCCACTGTTACGGCTGCCGGAGCAGATTCCAGCAGTTCGTTCATCGTGTCCGCGTCACCTGTCTTGTGGGCGAAACGAAGGCGCTGTAGCCAGCTTTTCTTTTGAGTTGCCATTGTGTCTCTGTCTCCAATTGCACAACGATTTCCGGCTCTGCCTTTTGGAACAAGAGCCACATGGTTTCCTGTGATATCCACCTGGTCAGCTGCGCCAGGGGCTGTCTGTTCGTACTCTGCGTCATAGCCACATGACACCTGCCGCAGACCTTCCTCGATCAACTGGATGGCGTACTCATCTTTGACGATGATGTCGGCCAGCATCAGATCGGATTGGTCACCCGTCCCGCGCCTAACGTTCTGGATATGACCATGCGCCAGCTCTTTCCAGTTCTGCGGATTGATCAGGCGAACGTTTCCTTCCGCGTCCTCCGGGTGCAGCACTGTGATGCTCATCCCTTCAAACGAAGCCAGCGTAGCAGGATCGAATACCTGCTCTGGCGAGCGCCTGACGATGATTTCCCCCGCTGCGTTCGGCTTCAGGTTCGGCAGGTCTTTGGCAGAGTAGACTTGCGTACCTGTTCGGGCGATCGGCACGTCCTTACACAGCAGTGAGCCGTCAGCCAACGCATAGCGCGTCTCACCCAGTCGGGTTTCAAAGAAATATTTCATGGGTTACCTGCTGAATGGCGGGCATAAAAAAGGCCGCTTGCGCGACCTGTATCGAGGGGGATAATTTCGCCGATTTCCGGCGTATTTAACATAATAGACCTTTTGCGCACCACGCGATCGGCACTCGATGCAAATGCGGGCTGAGAGACGTAAAACTCTCAACTTTCTCGGCTGAAAGCCCACGTTTTTCACTACAACATTTTCGCAACAATTCACCGCTATTGCAGTTCAGCGAGAATTGATAGCGAAGCCCGCATTTTTCACTTTCTCGGCCCAGGGATGTGAACTTCAGACCAGCATTTGCAATTCGGCAGACATCCGGCGTGACCGGTCATGCCGTCCAGCGTCGGCGGGTTGTGCCAGTAAACGAACTTATCCCGCATTTTTTTATGCGATGGTCGCGTGCCAGCGCCTTCAATGCGCCACCAATACCCATCAGAACCAACCGCCAGCGCTCGAGCCTGCGTCAGTGCGCCCGTGGCGCGTCCTATCTCCGTGCGGGCAATCATCTTTGCTCTACTGGCCGCTACATCACCGGACTGCATGATCATCTCGTACAGCGCGTCGGGGCGTTCGCCGTGAATCGTGGCCTGTATGGCGCGCTGCTGGATTTCTCGGACGCGATCGGCGGCTTCCAGCGGTAGGGACTTCATCAGCTGGATTTGCCGGTAAACGATATCCTGTGTCACCTGGCCGATCGGCGTGTTGCCGACTACATCCCGAAGCCCCTCGGAAATCTGCTGTGATACCGATTTCCACTGGTTCCACTCCTCGCGCTCCACCTGCAGGAACATTTTCTGACCGACCATTGCCGCCCAGTCGTCCAGCACCTGCGAGTAGTCGATGAGGTGATCGGCTACCGTGTCAGCGCTTGCCTGGGAACCATCGTAGGAGCCAGTTACGATCTGATTTATCTGACTGACTATCCCCAGTAGGCTTTTCTGATACTGGATTTCTGAACGTCGGCGCAGGGCCGGTTTCAAGTTCAGGCTCCTCATACTGCGACTGCGCATTATCGATGTCCTCATCAGTGATCGATGCACCAATGCCGGTGACGTCCGAGTTTTCTCGTAGGTCTGTCATCGCTGCCTTTGGTGTCATCAAGCCGTCAGCCAGCGCGGTGCTAATGGCGGTAACGGTATTCACCGCCACTGTCGAGCGGTCAACGTCTGACATCTGCCACAGCGGATTGAACTCAAAGGTGAAATCCTCCGGTAGCTCCTTGCCGAGTTCAGAGCGGTGCATGATGTCCAGTACCTTCCGGAGCGGCAGACGCAGGCGGCGCTCTTGCAGGGAGCTGACGCGGTCGTAGTAGTTGGCAAGGTCAGCATCACCCGTTGAGAAACCTTTCGGTGACTGACCGAACAGGCGCACCAGCGGAATGCCGACGGCGCCACTGATCTGCTCTGCAAACTGTGAAATGACGTCATCCAGCCCGCTGAAGCTGTACTGGTGCGTTTCAAACTTATCCTTGGTATCCATGAGGGTCATGCCCTCATTGCTCTGGAACTGGCGGATAAGGTCGATATTTTTCAGAAGTGCCTCAAACGCGGGGCCGCCAAGCGCGATCAGTTCGCGAAGCTTCTCCACGCTGTAGGTGCGCAGGTGTGCTTTGTAAACCAGTTGCGCAGCGCCTACCGTCGCACTATCGAATGCGGTCAGCCTGTCCCAGATGCGCTCTACAACTGACATCCCCCATTCGTTCTCGGTCATTTTCTGCTGGAATGGCAGCGTAACGCCGTCGAACCGGATCAGGCGGCTGTGATGTATCCGCCAGGCGGGAATACCCGTAGCGGTCGTCACAACGTCGTAGAATTCGGGCTTACCGAGGTCTGGCCCCATCTCTTTAATGCGGCGGGTGAGCACCGGGTTAATCATCCAGCGGTCAAGCGGGAGGATGCCCTTAAACTTGCCTTCGCCAATAGTTTCCAGACGCAGCGGCGTAAACGGCGCTTGCCCCTCGATCATGATAAAGCCAACCGCTCCGCCATAGAGCCGTGACCATTTCAGCACGTCATTCAGTGCATCCCAGATCTGCATGTTGTCCAGTTGCGACTCAATGACGCCACGGTCTTTCGCGTCAATCTCTGACGTGATGCGAATGCCTTTGCGGGTCATATCGTCAGGGATGGCGTCTACTGCCTCACCAATCACCCAGGATGAGCGATATGACCACTCAATCATCATGCGGTTGCGGCTGGTGAAGTTTGCCCGGTAAGTCGATGCTGAGTGCTGGTTAGGGGTCTGCATCCCAACGCGGGCGACAAAGTTCTCGTACCCGTCAGCGGTAGCTTGTGCCGTCCGCTTTGAGGTGGGTTTATTTCGTGCCATCAGGCCTGTCTCCCTAACAGCTCCCAGATATTCAGGGCTGAATTCATTGGCGCGTAACTGATCATCACCGAGTCGGCCAGGTTGGGCGATTTGGTGCCGTCAGGCTGTTTGTCCACAACGATTTTTCCCACCCCGTTGATTGAGTAGGTCGGCTGTGAAAGTTCGATGATGAGTTTGTCTTTGTTTTCCATCGTGCTGCTGATGGAGATTATTTCGTCGGGGTTGTACGGCATTTTTTCGACAACCGCGCGGTAGGTGTTTTGGAACAGCTTGCGCAGACGCCACCAGCTCTGCGCTTTGGCGTTGGCAAAGAAATCTTTGTTCAGTCGCGCCTGCTGACCGTTGTCGCCGCGTACTGCTTCATCGTCGGGGTCGAATACCGCGCCGCTTCCCCTGAATGGGGTCGCCAGAATCATCGGCCGGCGGGCGGCTTTACGCAGCTCGTTGATGGCGCGGGCGTCGCCGCGAACACCAGCCCCCAATCCGTCCTCGTCGAAACGGTACTCATCGATGTTGTCCGCGTCGCAGAACCCGAAAACCTTCTCAACCGACTGGTAGATATCGCTGCCGACACCTGACCACTCGCGAACGTTCTCCAGCAGGAAACCGTGGCGGGTCGAAAAGGAGTTTTTATCGCGCCCTTCGTCTGCAACGTCCATTGCGCCAAGGCGTTTACCAGTAGGCTGAATACCCAGCTTGATATGCGCATCAACAGCGGCCTGAACCCAATCGGACGGGATAAGCACGCCCTCGGCGGATGCGCTGTAGTTAAGGTCGAGCTCTTGCGCCACCACCACCGGGTTATCGATTTTGTCGCATTCCCTGCGATACCAGGCATCGTCTTTGCGCGGATCGCTGCGCCAGTGGAACGTGAACACCGGGATTTTCCCGCTGTGGCGCTTTTGGGCGAATGGGTTGGCCATGCCGTTGACCGAACTCAAATCGATACGGCAGCGCGTTGTCTGTGACAGCGCAGCATCAATCAGCAAAGGGCGCTGCAAGAATGCCGCCTCGTCCACCAGATAGAGCGTGGTGCGGTCACCGCGTCCAATGTTATCGCCAGCCTCGCCTTTGATAACGGCGCCCGTATCGGGGAATTCAACGCGCATATAGGGGGCGTGTTTTTTTTCGCTCCAGCTGCCGCGAAATTCCACCGGCAGCGTTTCAACGAATTTGCGCGCCTTCCAAAACAGCGCCTTTG